GTCGTGGCTGACATTTGACCACTCGAAAAGTTTGGTACGACGGGGACAGCATAAGCAGGTGTAAAAAAGAATAAAAATAATGGTAAATAGAGTTTCATCTATGTATATCCATGTAGTGCTTCCACATGATCAAATTAAAGATTAATAATCCCACAACAAATACTGAGCAAATAACGATTGGAACGTGGATCATTTTGTGGTAACAGAAGTTATGACAGAACCAGTAGCAACTGTTCCTGCATTTCCAGCAGTTAGAGTAACCGCCCCTGCTGTTGTAATCGTTCCAGCTAAATCCCCAGCAGTTCCACCAGCATGAGAAGTTACGTCAGAAAAGTTAGCAGCATTTCCAGTTGTAACAGCAGAAGCAGGCAAGGAATCTGCTTGAGTGAAGGTTTGGGAAAAACTGAAGCTCTCACCAGAACTTGCATTCTGGGTCGCTAAGACTGTCCCAGGACTATATACACCCGATGTAATCGTTCCATTTGATATTCGACCAGCATCATCTCCTATTGCAACGTCAACTCCCGTTCCAGAAGCACTAAAGGAACTTCCTATCCTTTCAGCTTGGGTTATTCCAGCCGAAACCGTCAATTGAGCAGAAGAGGTGATGGTGTGTGTCAGATCTGCATTTGCAGAAGGGGCCGCTAGGAAAAGCAGCAAGAAAAGTTTCTTCATAAGTAAGCCTTACTGATTTGGGCTAGTAATCCTAATAATGCCAGAGCAGCACTAACAACTGCGGCAGCTTGGAATACTCTTTTCTCTAATAATCTTACTCTGTCCTCTAAATCACCTATTTTTTCCTCTGCTCTTTTCAATTTCATCTCGGTGCAGACAATTCTAGTTTCCTGCCGAGCATCGATAGAAAGATCACCTGAAAAATCTCCTGTCATTATGTCAACCTCCCATCAGACCCAATCTCTTTACCTGTAATAGGATCTGTTTTTACAACTTCTGCTCCATTACCTGGCTTTTTAACAGTAATGTTGAAAGAACTCAAAACGCCAGAAAGTAAGCCTGCGGCGAAAGTTGTATCGATTTGTTTAACTGTATTACCAAAGTAACTCATCGAAATCACTCCAAGTGACCAAGCTAAGACGATTAATTGGACTAATGTTCCAATTCTCGACTGACCTTCTTTTTGTTGATCTTCTTGTTCTTCCATAAAGGCAAAGGCAAAGATAAGCTAAGACTACACAAAAACAGTTAAACATGCCTCAAGAACTACTAGCAGCACTGATAGGGGCAGCTATTTCTGGTGCGTTAATGGTTTTAGCTAATCGATCCAGTCGAAGACAAGGTGATATACGTGAAATATTTCATCGTTTAAATGCTATAGAAAAGGATATTGCTAGGTTGGAAGTAACTAAAAGAGATCCCCAAGGATGGAGGAAAAGATGATTGATTCAGTAAAGGAACAACATAATAGAATGATTGAAATGGAACGATTATATTTTTTAGATAACAGGCACAAGCCAGACCACCCTCAACATGGTGTTTTCACTAATTTGTCCAGAAAAAAAACTTGTTAAACAATTAACTAGATTGTTTTTTCCTTTCGAATTGCTATCTTAAAGACGAGAGTTTTGGCGAGGACTCTCTGCATAGTAGAAGAAAAGCGGTTGGAATTAGCCTTCAGTTTTCCCATGACTGAAGGCTGTTTTTTATGCTTGGCTTCTTATCCTAGAAGCTTCTTGTTTTTCTCTTTCATTTTTTAAACTGTAATATGCAGCAAAAGATATAAATTCGTCCTCACTGAGTTCACAGCGAAGACGGCTAACAGTCATTTTTAATTCTGTTGCAAGGAAGAACTCGAAATTTAACCAGTTATCCCCCCTTAATCGTTTTTTACCTCTTCTATATCACTATTCTCTCCAACTTCAAAAAGAAAGCCCTCAACTCTTGCTAGTTCCTTTTCAGGCAATTCTCTCTGTAACTTCGGAACGTCAGCCATGGCAAAAGCCTTTGATCCATCCTCTAACTCTGCCATTTGACAAAGAAAAGCAGTACTCATTCTATAGCCATCATCTGTGCCTAATGTATCCATGACCCTCAAACGGTCTGATCTTGTTAAAGGCTTAAAATATAAATCTTCAAGTGGTTCTCCATTCTCATCGTTAATCGTAAATTTACGTCTGGAATTAAGATCAAAAGAAGAGACCCATCTATCGACGAGCCTAGACTTTTTAGGAGAAGAAGTTGCTGTCATTAAACACTAAGAGTAGGTGCACCATTAAAGGTAAAAGAAACATTAACTGTTTCTAGCTCATTAACGCTAGCACCATACTCAGCCCCCGTCACTAGGACACTTCCCGTAATTTTTTTACCACCAGATTCATCAAGATACAGTTCAACAAAAGCATTAGCAGGGTCATCAGTTGTCACAACCTCTTTGATAAGGTCTAACTTATCACCTGAGCTAGGAGCATCGTATAGAACTTCAATTGATCCATTGCCGCCAAGCATCCCTCCTACAAAAGCATGACTTGTGTCGCCATGTGCATCCACAGAAAGAGATTCTTTTGTTAAACCTGCTGACCATGAACGAATAGCAGCAACTTCTGAAACGGCACCAGAAGAATCTTTGTCAAACTTGACAGTGCCTTGTTGTCCTCTGAAAAAAGCCATAATTAAATGTCTAGGGTAATTGTTCCGTTAGTAACGAAGTTGCAAGTGATTACTTCAACTTCTCCAACGGTAGCGGAATAATCAGCAGAAGTAATAACCCCATCAAAGGAGATTTTCTTCGTTCCTGTTGTGTCTAAATATAATTCAAACAATGCTCCGCCCGCATCTGTCTCTGTATTAGCAGCTTCAATAAAAACATTAGTTTCATCAGAAGAACTTGCTGTATAAAGAAGCTCAACAGAACCAGAGCCGCTAATAATACCACCAACATTTTTGGAATAAGTATCACCTAATGCAGTGGATTCAAGAACTGCTTTATCAACAGTCATTGACCAAGAACGGGTTGATGTAATAGCGGCAGCCGAGCTGCCTCCATCATCAAATTTGACAGAGCCTTGCTGCCCTCTAAAAAAAGCCATAGTTTAAAGATCCTCGAAGGTTTCAAAGGTCATTCTGACCTGAGTTTGGAAGTAGCCTTCGGGAGCTGCCGATGACAACACCTCTGGCCCAATCGGGGGATCAAAATGAACACCCGATACAGTAATCCGATTATACAAATCTCTGACCCTCTTGCCGATAGTTAAGTTTGATCCAGGGCCAATTCCTTGAGCAGTGAATATATTTATCAAGACAACTCCAAGGACAAGATTGCTAGAACTAGAAGAATCTCCCATTGTTTCATAAGAGCTATTCCCAAAACTAACTAAGCATTGAACCCAACTATCAGCAGGTGTTGGGGTATAAGACATGTTATGGAAAACGACAGGAATTACAGGACTGCCAGCCAATTCCGTACTTAAACGACCTTCAATAGCAGCACGAATTGTATTGAGATTAAGTGCAGCCATCAGGTCTTACCTTTAATATCGTTATTCCAAATATCCTCAACTCTTTTTGATGCGTTTTTAGCTATTAATTCAAACCAGCCTGGGTCTACTTTTTTTGAATGATCTGTATAGCAGATAATCTCTGCGTAAGGAAGATTATTGTGGATGCTGTAAACATTTCCCACTTTTTCCTGTCCAGGTTGGTAGTTGCTACCTGTTGCATCTCCAGCACTTGTATATTTCCCTGGGCCTTTTGGTTCTCCATTTGCTTCATTTTCTCCGATCATCCAGCTAGCAGCCATTCGACCTGTATCAACTGGAGTATTTTCTTTTACAGCCGCATCAACTTCAAAAACAACAACACGCAGCAACTTATCAACTTCACTTTCTAAGAAGTCACCAATGCCAGCAATAGGAATCTCTACGCTCATGTTCTTAAGAAAAGTTCATAAGTAACAGCAGTTGTTCCACCATCAGTAATCGTTTCAATTCTAATAATTTGATGATTCACACCACCAATTAAAACACGATCAGAAGTAGAAGGAACAGAACTTAAAGAGGCTGCTGGAATAGTTGCTTTTCTATCATCAGCCTGAACAAGTTCATTCACTTCTCTTGCATTGACCTCTTCAATTAATGC